ACAATATGCTTACAACACAGAGGACTTCTCATCCTTAAGACACATAAACTTCAGTTCCCGCACAGCAGTGAGATGGGCTAAGTTATATACAATTTCTCGGAGCTGGAAGTAGAAAGCTGAAGAGTGTGTCTTTTATAGTCAGGTGGTGAAAATATAAGAAACACAAGGACAGCGTAATAGCTTATAAAAAGGTTTCCGAAAAAGTTGCAGGGGTAGTTCCTGCCCTGACTACCATATTTATGTAAGCTTGGCCACAAGAATAAATATGACATAAATTCTTAAAGCAGAAAGGTAAGGCTTGCCACACAGCGATGAAAGTGTGGCTCTTTAAATTCTTTAAAATGAAAAAACTAGGAACATTATTTTTAAACAAAGAAGATAGTCAATGGACTGTTAAAGAAAAAATAGGAGAACATGAAATGCTCCATTCACTATATTTTGAAGCTGAATCAGACACTTTTTTATCCTTACTTAAAGATAATTCTAAAGTAATTTTTGTTTTAGTCGATGAATTTTCTAATCCTGAACTATTTAAAAATATTCCCTTTATGGAAGGGAATTACAAAGCTAAATTAATTTTTTAACCTTAAAAATTTACTGTATGAAAGTAGAGATTATTATGAATGGAACTATTAAAATGGTTCACATTCCTGAAAATGAAATGGAAGAAATGGCACTATCAATGATGGCTAAAAACGAAGTAGAAGTTACTTACGTAGATCGTGTTACTCAAATTCTTGATAAACAAGTAGAGAAACATTTAGTTCTTAAACCAAAAACAAGAATGACTGATGAAAAGTATGAAAAGAAAATTAATTAGTCATATTGGACATTGCCAATAGGGAATTAAAAATATTCTTCAACATAATCAAAAGTTTTACTACAAAAGAAAAACTTATTATTTCCGTAAACAGATTGAAATAGCTAACAGATTATTAAAAAAATTAAAATAGTATGACACCAAAAGAAAAAGCAAAAGAGCTTGTGTTTAAGAAATTTGGATGCTCTAAAAGGTATGCATTACTAGCAGTTCATGAGATAATAGATAATTATGAAGAAAGATATAAATATTGTAATAGTAAAATTTATTGGCAAGAAGTTAAACAAGAAATAGAAAAATTATGAAAGCAAAACTGATTAAGAAAGGAAATGAATACATTCTCAATCCGTCAATAGTTGGTCATAAACTATCCAAACAAAACTGTGATGAGATATTCGGAGTATTTGATGTTGAGAAGTTGGCTGAGGAATATTGTATTCATGAACCTAAAAATGTAATAGAATTAAGAGATGTTAATCTTATTAAGCTAGGTTTTAGAGATGGCTTCAACAAAGCAATGGAGTTGAATAAAGACAAGGTGTTTACTTTGGAGGATATGAGAAAGGCTTATTTTCAAGGAGATTATGATGCTTTTTTAGAGGGGGGTTATACTAAAAAGGAAAATGATTTTATCCAATCCCTCCAACAACCAACAGAAATTGAAGTTAAGATTGAGATGGAAGAAGTACAAGAAATATACAGAGATGGAACAGTTAAATGGGAGAGATGCCCAAAACTTGACTCATCAGGGTGTTTAATACTTAAAAAGATTTGATATGAAAAACATACATTTAATACCAACAGAGAAAGCAAGTAGGTTAGGGTATCTAACTAAAAAAGGAAAAGAAGTCTTTAAAGATTTAAGGTTATTTGACAGATTTATGCCTAATATATTGGATAGTGAAAATCAAAACATCTACATCACTTCTGATGAAGAAATTAAAGTGGGAGATTGGTATTATTTACCAAGAACAAATTCAGTTCATGAATGTGTTGAAGACCCAACAGAATTAAATTTAGAAAGAAGATTGGGTATTGCTAAAATTGTTCTAACAACAGACCAAGACTTAATAAAAGATGGTGTACAAGCTATTGATGATGAGTTTTTAACATGGTTTGTTAAGAATAGTGAGTGTGAAGAAGTTGAAACATATTCTTTAGGTATTCAAAATGTTGAAACAGGAGAAAGTGGTCATTATAAATATGAAATCATCATTCCACAAGAAGAACCTAAACAAGAAACACTTGAAGAAGCAGCTGAAAATAATTATCCATTAGAAATTTGGTCAGAAGAGCAATCTTTAATAAGAAAGTTAGCTTTTATAAAAGGTGCTAAATGGATGCAGGAACAAATGTATAGTGAGGAAGAGCCTGATTATGAAAAAATTAAACAAGCCTTGATTGAATTTAAAAAAACGCCAATGACATTTGTTCCTGATGAAAGAATGTATAGTGAGGAAGAAGTTTGGAATATGTGTAATGAATTAGCATCTTATTTTATTGATGGAGATACTTTTGATTTACAAGAATGGTTTAACCAATTTAAATAAGAATAATATGAAAACAGCAGTAGAATGGTTAGAAAATGAGTTGTCAAGAATTGGTTTAACTCATTCGGTAATTGGTGATAAAATAAGCCAAGCCAAAGAAATGGAGAAGCAACAAATGAATTGTACATGGGATGATAGTAGAATCAATAAATGGGGTGATGATGATTTAGGTAAAAAAACATCATTCAATGATTACTACAACGAAACCTTTAAATCATAATAATATGAGCAAAATATTAGAATTATCAACACCAAAAGGTAGATTAAAAGAAGGTCAATTTGTCACTTACAAAGGTGATGAAAATGTAAATGTTTATACTATTGTAGATACTGAAACAATACAAGCATTTTACCCTTCTGAAGATGGGAGTCTAATTGAAATTAAGATTGAAGACTTATCTTATTAATAATTAAAATTTAAAATAGAATAATATGAAAAAACAAACACCTGTAGAGTTTTTAATAAAAGAATTTAGTGATCTTCTTGGCCCATTAGACACTAAACCAATGCAAGATTTATTAATGATGGATTCAATAAAAAGAGCCAAAGAAATGGAGAAAATACAGATAATTGATGCTTATAATGAAGGTGATAATAATGGAGCTGATAGAATTTATTATCATAGTAATAGAGATGATAAATCAGCAGAACAATACTACAACGAAACATTTAAATCAGAATAATATGAAAGAATACAGAAAAAATGTATAAAATAATATGCAAAAGCATATAAAACAGCCAAAAAGTACAATATAATATGCAAAAACGTATAATATGGGAAAGATAATATTAGAGTTTGACTCTGTAGAAGAAGCAGATGAAGCTAAAACAGCAGTACAAGCTGGAGATTGGAAACAAGCTATGTGGACTCTTGATCAAAAACTTAGAAGCATAGTAAAATATGGTGGATACAGTGATGAAGAAAGAGAATTTGCTGAAAAGTTAAGAGAAGAAATAAGAGAAATATTGAATGATGATGGTTTAAAACTAGATTAATATGGCAGAAAAGAAAAAGAATTATCCAAAATTTAAGATTGTAGAAGATATAATGACAGGTTTTCATGTGATGAAGAAAACATCATGGTGGACACGTTGGAAATACGTTAGACGTAAGACTGCGCCTTTTTTAATTTGGAGATGGGATACTCGTAAAGGAGCTCAAGCTTACATTAATTTAAAAGGTCATGGCAAAAATAAATAAATTATCTGAAAAGCTTGAAAAGCGTGGAAGAAAAGAAATAATCTACATGAAAAATATGTGGAAAATAATGACTAGCAGCAGAATAATTCCTCGATATGTAGGAAAAAGAGTTAATAACGAATTTTTAGAAGATAAATGGGATCAATAAATTTTATAAAAGATGGCCGTGGATGGTCAATGAGAGAAGTTTTTAAAGACTTACAAGAAGAAGCTAGAATAGAATATGGAGATGATTCTTATAATGGCAAAATTAATAATTGCCCAGGAGTTCATGATTGTACTAGAGAGTTTTTAGAATCTAAGTTAGACCTTGATGAATTTATAGAAAAGAAACTGGAAAATATGACCAAGTTTGAACCAGGTTTAAGCGTATGTGTTAGAAAGCCTGTACTAAATTCTAATAAAGTAAAGTCAAAGGTTGACCATATTGTAACTCCTGGCACTAAGAAATGGATTCTTAAGTATCAAGTAGAGTCTCTTTCAAGTGATGATTATAGAACTCCTAGTTTTTTAACAAAAGGAGAAGCTGTTAATTATGCTAGAGAAATGTCCGAATTACATCGAGCTACTTACAAAGTTTCTATGATAAAAGAACTTGAAAAAGGAGTCAATAAGGTAGCAGAAATATCGTATAAACCGTCTAAAACCGAAAAAGAGGGCCAATTTGTTTTCTTTGGAGTTGTTCCTGATTAATTATGATTTATTTGGTAACTAACCAACAGGAAATGTTTACTCCTGTTGGTTATTCTATGGCAACTGTAGAAGATTCTATTAATTATCTAAAAAATTTAGATGTTTTAGGCTTTGATACAGAAACTATGGGATTCGACCCTTATACTAAACAATTGTTGTCTATGCAGATAGGTGATGCTGAGCGTCAATATGTAATTGATTGTATAACTGTAGACCCAAAACGTTATAAAAAGCTGTTAGAGAAGAAAGAATTGATAATGCATAATGCAAAGTTCGATTTAAGATTTCTCTATTATCAAGGAATTGTTCCTACTAAAGTCTTTGATACTTTCCTTGCAGAAAGAATCTTAACTACAGGTATTGATACAGCTAGAAGAAGTTTGGATGCAGTAGTATATAAATATTGCAAAATTGAGCTAGATAAAACTGTTCGTGGAAGTATTCATAGAGAAGGCCTAAGCACTAGAGTAATTAAATATGCTGCGGATGATGTAAGATATTTACATCAAGTAAAACGTAAACAAGAAGTTGCTCTAGAAGAAAAGCAATTGCAAAGAACTATGTCTTTGGATAATAAGTTTGTGCGTGTATTGGCTTATATCGAGCATTGTGGTATGTATATGAATCCTACAGATTGGAGAAATAAATGCAATGATGATTTATTAAATCTAAATGCTGTTACAGAGAAACTTGATGAATTTATTCTTGATAACAGTGATGTGTATTCTAAGTATATTGATAATCAATTATCTCTGTTTTCTGAAGGAATCAAATGTAAACTTAATTGGGCTTCTTCTAAGCAAGTTATTCCTTTTATGCAATCTTTAGGAGTAGATACTTTAGTGAAAGACAAAGAAACTGGCTTAATGAAACATTCTGTTGATAAGAAAGTTTTGGGACCACAAAAGAAAAAGCATCCTATTATTAGCACTTACATTGAGTATACTGAATGTCAAAAAGTTGTGAGTACTTATGGTGAAAATTGGTTTGATTATATTAATTCTGCAACAGGAAGAATACATACCAATTACACTCAAATTATGAACACTGGTAGATTATCTAGTGGCCAAAAAGGTAGACCTAAACAAGGAATAGCTCAATTGCCTAATATGCAAAATGTTCCGTCTGATTCTACAACTCGTTCTTGTTTTCAAGCTGAAAAAGGTAATATGCTAATTGTTAGTGATTACAGTGGTCAAGAGCAAATTGTCTTAGCCAATAAATCTTTAGATTCTGACCTATTGGAATTCTATTCTAAAGGGTTGGGAGATATGCACTCATTTATTGCATCTAAGATATTTCCTGATTTAAGCAATCTTTCATTAGATGAAATTAAAGATAATCATAAAGGAAAAAGACAGATTGCAAAAAGTGCTGGTTTTGCCATAAATTATGGCGGTACAGGCATTACTATTGCTCAAAACCTATCTATCTCTATTGAAGAGGGCGATGAAGTCTACAAGGCTTATTTTAAGGCATTTCCTGGATTAGCTAATTACTTTAAACAAGAAAAAGCCCGCGCATTAAAGTTGGGGTATATTCAGTTTAATAATGTAAGTGGTAGAAAATGCTTTATTCCATTCTTTGAAGATTATGAAAATTTGCATAAAGAAATTTACGAAACTGAAGGATTTTGGGATGAATATAAGTTGGAAAAGTCAGAAAATTCTCCTACTTTTATAAGCTATTACAAGCCCAAAGTTCGTGAGTATTTTATGAAGCGTGGAGATATTGAAAGAATGTCTTTGAACTATCCTATTCAGGGCACTAGTGCTGACATTACTAAATTAGCAGGTGTTTATTTCTTTGAATATTTAGAGCAAAATGATTTAATTTTTAAAATCTTAATGCCTAATGTAGTTCATGATGAGTGGTTAGTAGAAGCACCTGAAGATATGGCTTCAGATATTAGTAAAATCTTGCAAGACTGTATGGAGAAAGCAGGTTTAGTATTTTGTAAAACTGTTAAATTAAAAGCAGAACCTCTTATCACTCGTATTTGGACACATTGAGGACAGTATATTTTAATACTGTCCTTATTAATTTTATTTATACATTTACAAGAAAATATGAAAAAATGAATAATAAAATTTGTAGTCAATGTAAAAAAGAAAAATCTTTAGAGGAATTTCATTCTGGTACAGGTAAAATGAGAAAACGTTCTCAATGTAAAACTTGTTGTAAGCTTTTATATGATACTCCAGAAAGATTAGAAAAAAATACTAAAAAACGAGCTGAAAAAAGAAAAAATGACCCTACTTATAGAAAAAGAGAACAAGAATTAATGAAAATTAATAATAGAAAAAATCCACTAAAATATTTAATTAAAATTGCTAAAATTAGAGCAAGAAATAAAAATTTAGAATTTTCTATTACAGAAGAAGACTTAATACTTCCCACAATATGTCCTTTACTAAAAATACCTTTACAGATAAATGAAGGTAAAAAAGAATATAATTCTTTTTCTATAGATAGAATTAATAACAATAAAGGATACATTCGAGGAAATGTTTGGATTATTTCTGTTAGAGCTAATTGGCTTAAAAATAATGCCAGCATAGAAGAATTAGAATTACTAGTAAACAACTTAAAAAAATGGCAGCATTAGAAAAAAAAGAAAGACGTAGAAAAGTAATTGGAGCTAAATATTTAAGCCTAGAATTTGATGCTAGAATACAAGAGCTTAAAGATGAAATTGAGCTTTTAGAATCAGTTCGTCCTTTATATGAATACTTTTTAGCAATTAGAAGACAGCAAAATAGTTACATAGTTCAAATGAGAAAAATAGTTGCAAAGCAATTAATTAGTGAAGGATTTTCTAATTCTGAAGTATCTAGAATTGTTTGTCGAGATCATGCAACGGTAATTCATTTAAGACGAAAGCAAAAAAGTGCTGACCTTGTTGTAGAAGAAGTAGCTAATAATTACAAAAATTGGATAGAAAACAGAGAATATCCTGTAACTTATACAAAAGTTGTTCCAAATTATTTAGCATCTACTGGATTTACTACAGTAACTAAGTATAAACTAAAAAAAATTGAGGAATGTCCTTAGAGAAAAGAATAAGTATTCAAACAGAAGCTACTCAAAAGATTATTGAAAATAAGTTTAAAGGTATTGTAGACGTATCATTTCGTGTTGGTAAAACCAAACTAACTATTGATGCATTAAATACCGTTACTAAGGATATAAATGTGTTGATATTAGCTCCAGGAATACCTATCCTTTCTTCTTGGAAAGAGGAGATTATAAAGTGGAAGCTTAATGCAAATGTTAATGTAACTTATCTTTGGAGTAATAGCATTAAAAAAGACAACAATCTGTATCATTTAATTATTGCTGACGAATGTCATGCATATAATAAAATGGTATTACTGCACTTAAGAAAACATCAATTAAGAGGTACTAGAATTTTAGGATTAACTGGTACTTTAGACCAAGCAGCTGAGTTTAATTTGCATAACATTTTATCTATTAAACCAATTTATCAATATACTTTTGAAGAAGCAGTTGAAGATAAAATTATTGCTGATTATTCAGTTACTTGTATTGGTGTAGACTTAGATGATGAATTAGAAGTTCATGTAATTGACTCTACAAGACCTGCTGTAAGCGAGAAAAAAGCCTATGAACATTGGGATAGACTTTACAATGATGCTGTAAAGAAAGGAAAATATAAAAACCTTCGTTTCTATATGTCTAAACGTAAAGACATTATCTATACTTCACAGACTAAACTCTTGACTACTTTAGATGTTGTAGATAAGCATAATAGATGCTTGATTTTTTCAGCAAGACAAGAAATTGCAGACAAAATAGGAGATGGACAATTCCATAGTAAATCCAAAAAAACGCTAGAGAAATTTACGAAAGAAAAGTTAAATAAACTTTCCGTAATTAGTATGATTTCTATGGGAATTACTCTACCTAAATTAAAAGTAGCAATTTTTAATCAAATGAAAAGTGTGGAAGCTCTAGCTCTTCAACAAGCTGCTCGTATTCTAAATTTAGAGGATGGAACAAATGCACAAATCTTTATAGTGTATTTGAAAAATACTCAGGACGAAGTGTGGATGAGAGATGCTATTAAAGGCTTTCAAAAAACTAAAATTAATTGGGTATGAAACTAAATGTCACAGTAGATGAAATGGTAAAACATAAGCTTTTACCTAATCAAGTAATGCTACTATTATTTCTTTATCATAAAGATTTTGTTTCTTGTAAAGATTTATTTAGTAAAGAACTTTCTCTAGAACTACGCAATAGTCTAGTAAATACAGATTTTTTACTATCAGATGAAAGTACTTTATTTAAAGATACTATCATTAGTAAAAAGCATGTAGAAAAACTATTAGGCATTCGTGGAGACCAAGTTAATTTTTGGGAATTTTATAATTGTTATCCTGTTAAAGTAGGAGCAAGAGTCCTTCGTGCTGCTGGTCCTGATACTCAGATTGCTCAAAAGCATGAGAAAAAGTATTTAGCTCGTGTTAAAACTTTTGCTGCTCATGAACAAGCTATAAAGGCTATTACAATTTTTGTAGCTAAGCAAAAACAAGCAGGAAAGCTATCTTTTTTACCTAATATGGAAACAGTAATGAATAATTCTATGTGGGAACAATGGGATGCTTTAGTCGAAGATGTAGGCACAGAAAGTAGTAATTGGACAGAAGATTTTATTTAATATGGAAGAAGTACAAAAATTAGCATGGTCTGTAATTTGGTTATTAGGTTTATCATTAATATTAGCAGGATTTGCAGGAATTTATAAATATCAAGTTTTTAAAGTAGATATTTTAATAGAATCTATTAGCTCTCTTATTATAGGAATTGTAGCTTTTATATTAGGAGCTTGTTTACATGATAAAGATTAGTATATGACTAAAATTAATTACTGGGAAAAGCTTAAAGAACAAATTGAAAGAGGTAAAAAAGGTTTAAATACAGGAATTCCTTTTCAAAATTTTGATACTTTAAGTGACCAAATTGACAACATTCAGCAACGTCGTTATGATACAATTTTTGCTGGCACAGGTGTAGGTAAATCAGGTTTTCTTGATTCAACTTATGTTTATGGAGGTATTGATTTTCTTGAGAATAATCCTGGTTATGTACACTCTTTGAAGATTATTTATTATTCTTTAGAAATTCCACCTGAAGACCAAATGGCTAAGTATATTGCTACGCTTATTTGGAAAGAACATGGAATATTAACTTCTACAAAAGAAATTAAATCTCGTGGGAATAGTAATTTAAGACCTGAAGTAGCCAAATTAATTGACTCTTACGATGAACGTTGTGGAGAAATTCAAAACAAGTACATTAAGTATCGAAGCAGTTTGAATCCTGATTTCTTGTATAAGGATGTTATGACTTATGCAGAAAAACATGGTACTATTATTCGAAATCCTGATGGTATTATTATGAATTATATACCCAACGACCCTGGACTCATAACTTTGATTGTTGTTGACCATATTGGTCTTATCGACGAGGGAAAGTATGAAAGTAAAAAAGCTGCTATTGACCAAGCTTCTAAATATCTTGTATTTTTTAGAAATATGTTCAATTTTAGCCCTGTAGTAGTGACTCAGATTAATCGTAGTTCTGAACAAATGGACAGAAGAGAAAACGAGAATTGGATGCCAATGCTAAGTGATATCAAGAATACTGGTAATATCTCTGAAGATTCAAATACTGTAATTGGTCTAGCAAGTCCTTTTAATTACAGTATAGATAATTTCCGTGGATATGATATTACTAAGTACAAAGATAGATTTAGAATTGCTAAAATTTGTAAAAATCGTGACGGTGCAACAGGCTTAGTAGCATCATTTTTATTTATTGGAGAATATGGTGGCTATTATCAGTTACCATCTCAGAATCCTTATGGAACTGAGCAACCTCCTGAATTAAAGAAAATCAATAAATATTATGCCAATAGTAAAACAAGTTAAAGGAGACCTTTTAGCCTTATTTAAACAAGGTCATTTCCCTACAATTGCTCATGGATGTAATTGTGTACAAGTAATGGGAGCAGGTATTGCTAAACAAGTTGCTGAACAGTTTCCTGAAGCATTTGAAGCAGATAAAGAGTTTACATTGCCTGCTTTATACAGACTAGGAGAATATTCAGTAGTTCCTACTCAATACGGAGTTATTTTAAACTTTTATACTCAATTACAGCCAGGTGCTAATTTTGAGTATTGTGCTCTAAAAAATTGTTTAAAAAGACTTTCTATGGAAGCTATTAAACAAGGTACTTACCTAGAATTGGCTGTTCCTTTTATTGGAGCAGGAATTGGAGGAGGAGATTGGAATACTATTAAAAAGATTTTAAATTCTCAAGAGTATTTATTAATTACTGTCGTAGAATATGATCAAGGAACGTTACTTGTGGGTGAAGAAAAAGCTAACGAATCATCCGAATCTTAGAGATTCTAATGAACAGTTGTATTTTGTATATCTTACTGAAATAGGTTACGATTGTGATAAACCTATTAAAGAATTTCTAAAAGATATGAGCAATAGAACAATTCCTTACATTGATGTATTTGGTAGAGCTTCTAGAAAAGTGCAAGAAGAACATCCTCATCTAAGAGGTAAAACTTGGCAGAAAAGAAAAAATAAAAAAGAGCCAGAAATACGTCAAGAAATTAGGGATTTATCCTAAGATTTTGTATCTTTATTATCTAGTAAACAATTTAAAAATCAATACTTTATGGGACAATTAGTGTTCGTGGTTGGAAAATCAGGTATGGGGAAATCTACCTCTCTGAGAAATCTAAATCCAGATGAAACTGTTATTATTAATACGGATCAAAAAGCGCTTCCGTTTAAGCAGTTTAATCAAAAATACAGTGAAGAAAAACGCAATTACAAAAAGACTTCTGATGTAAATGCAGTTATTACTACACTGAAAAAAGTAAATGCGTTGGAGAACGTAAAAACAATTATTGTTGATACATGGTCTCGTATTATGACTGATGCTATCATGAATCCTAATTTTAGAGCAGAAAAAGGCTTTGACAAATGGACAAAAATGGCATCTGCTCAGTATGACCTAATTAACTTCATTAATGATGGAATGAGAGACGATATCATCGTATATCTATTTGCTCATCCAGAAACTCATTATGATGAATCAGGATTCCCTTCTGAGCGTATCGGTGTTCAAGGTAAAATGTTGGAGCGTTTTGTTCCTGAGTCATTTAGTACTATTGTACTTTATGCAGAAATCATTAAGACTCCTGGACAACCTAACAAACATGTATTCAGAACTATATCATCAGGCTCTGATACTTGTAAAACTCCTTTAGAAATGTTTGAAGAGAACACTATCAACAATGATTTGATAGAAGTAAATCAAGCAATTCGTGAGTATTACTCAATTTAGTAAACAATTTAATAATCAATAAAGACAGCAAAAATGCAAGATTTAAACTGGGGAGAACTCCCTACACAAAGAAAAAGAAAAGAGGAAAAGTATTCATTTCCTGTAGTTACAATGTCAGCAATTGAAAAAGTTGGTGCTGGTAGAAAATTTAGTTTTAACAAAGCTGCTCAAGAGGCTTTAGGCATCAAAGGTGGAGACAAAATTGCTTTTGCTTTTCCTGCAAATGGTATCTTTGTTCGTAAGTTTGAGAGTGATCGTTCACTTACTTTGACTCAAACTTGTAGCATTAGTGATAAAAAAACTTACGAGTTTATCGCTAAACAGCTTAATCTTAACATTGAAAAAGAAAACGAATTGTTGTTGACTTCTTCAACTATGGGAGAAGGAATTTTCGAATTGACAGTTTTGCTTCAGCCAATGACATTTACTACAACAGATTTAGGAGAAATTTCTGATGAAGCAGATTTAAGTGCTGATTTATCTTCTATTCCTGCAACTCCTGAAGGAGGAACTTTGTATGAAATGGTAGACGAATCTACAGAGCCTTCTGATGAAATGGTTACAGAAGTTATTGGAGAAGAAGTAGCAGAAATGCCTGAGCCTGAAGATGCAGTAATGGGAGAACCTACAAAAGAAGAATCTGACGAAGACGACGAAGAAGAAGAGTGGTAATCAATTCTTAATTAAATACAAGTGCGAGATTCTCTAAGTTTCTCGCATTTTTTATCAATAATTTTAATCAAATACAAATCAAATGATCAATTTAAATGACGCATCTTATGATGCAAAAGAAGGAGCAGTAATTTTCAACGGAGGAGTTGCTGGAGTAGTAGAAAACTTAGTAGCGTCTGTTACTAAAAAGACTAAAGAGGATAAAGAAAATTCTCCTGAGTACAAATTGAATTTCACAGATGAAAATGGTGGAGTTTGTAGTACTTCTTTTTGGTATGTTACAGAAGCTACTGCTTACAATACTGTTGACGAGCAGATTCAAAAACAAGGTAAAGTGTTGAAACATATTCTTCACGCTATCTATGGAGCTACTTTTGAAATTCCATCTTTTCAAACTGCTCAAGCAATGCTAGACGGTTGTATGAAATTAATCCGTGAAGGTCTTGCTTCAGGAATTAAATTTCGTATTTTTGCTAACTACGGAACTAAAGATTCTCGTAAAAAATACATCCAACCTCGTTCTTGGGTTCCTTTCGTAGAAGCTATGTCTGTAGATATTGCTGCTACAAGATTAAGAGCAGGAGACTTAGACGGAATGACACGCTTGTCTGAAGATTCTCTTGTTCAACCTACTGGTCCTGCTAATGCAGACTCTTTGGTTGATGACGAAGAGTGGTAATTAAAATAACCTCGAGAAGTAGTCTAAGTTAGGCTACTTCTATTTTTTACTTATGGAAGGAGAAATTAACCTAAATTCGATAGTTTATAATAGAATTATAACTAAAGAAGACATTCTAAAACATGTTACTCAAGAGGAAATCTATTCTCTTTATTTAGGAGAAGATATTTCTCAGTTAGGTGTATATCATAGTCCATTAAGAGATGATAATATTCCTTCTTTTGGTCTTTATTTCCACAAAGTTGAGAGAAACACTCTAATGTTTTATGATTTTGCAACCAGAGATTCTGGTGATTTCGTGGTTTTGGTTTGTAAATTGTTTAATTTACCTTATGTAGAAGCCCTAAAGAAAATAGCATTTGATTTAGGGCTTTCACATTTATCTGTGGAAGCAAATAAACAAAACATCCAATACACTAGAATCCTACAAAAAGAACAAGTAAAATTAGGGGTTAAATTAAGAAATTGGTCTGTCCAAGATAAAGCTTTTTGGTCTTCTTTTGGCATCAAAAAAGCAACATTAATTAAGTTTAATGTGTTTCCTATTAGTCACGTTTTTTATAATGATACAGGCGTTAAAACAAGCAGTTTAGCCTATGTATATGCAGAATTTAAAGATGGTATTACTTCTTACAAGATTTACCAACCTTTTGAGACTAAAATTAAAAAATGGATTAATAATGCTAACTATAGTGTTCATCAAGGCTATAAACAATTACCTAATAAAGGTAAAATTCTTATAGTTACAAAGTCATTGAAAGATGTAATGAGTATTCACGACTGTCTAAATATTCCTGCAATTGGTTTGCAATCAGAATCCGTAATGATGAAGGATTCAGTAATGGATGAATATAAAAATCGTTTTGAACACGTAATATGTCTATTTGACAATGATGAAGCAGGTAAAAAGTTGACTGCAATGTTTTCTGAGGCATTTCAAATTCCTTTCTTTTTTGTACCCGAATTGCCTAAAGTTACTGACTTTTCTGATTTAGTAAAATCTGTAGGAGTAACTGAAGCTACTTCTATCACAAAAAAATTAATCAAGAATGAAATTAGAAACCGATAAGAAAATTGGTTTTGATAGTAATATGGGTTTTGATGGAGTAGATGCTTCTATCAGTGCAGATGATATGCACAAATTGTGGGATATCTTACAAGACCCTTATAAGAATTCTATTGGAGCCGTAGTGCGAGAGTATGTTAGTAATAGTTTTGACTCACATGCTGAGGCAAACTTTATTAAACATAACGATTTAACTGCAATTCGTAATGAATATTCTGTGTACAATACTGTACCAGATGAAGAAATTATTGAATTGAAAAAACATTTGCAAGTATTTAATGATGATGCCGTTGCAGTGTCTATTAATACTGATACTTCAGGAGTTTATTGGACAACTGAAGACTTTGGAGTAGGACTTTCTCCAAGTCGTGTAGTAAATGTTTTTGCAAACTATTTAAAGTCTACTAAAGAAAATTCTAATAATGTAATCGGCGCCTTCGGAATTGGTTCTAAATCAGGTTTGTCTTATACAGACATTGTTTTCATACGAACTAGATATAATGGTAAAGAGTATGAGTATTGGCTTCGTAAAGGAGAAAAAGGTCCAAGATTAGAATTTGTATCTGAAATTCCTACTACGGAAAGAAATGGTACTCAGATTAAGATTTACATTAAGATTGTATCAGGTCCGTATTCTTGGAGTAATCCTATGCCTGAAACACTTAGATTTGAGGAAGAATGTAAGAAACAGTTAGCTTATTTTGACAATGTGTATTTTAGTGGAATTTCTATTCAAAATGATTACAAGTTATTTGAAGGTACTCATTGGGTAAAAAATAGTAGTATTGCTCCTTTTTCTGGTCTCCATTTATGTTTAGGTAAGGTTGCTTACCCAATTGACTTTGGAGTTCTAGGAATTGATGCTATTACGTTTCCTGTAGCTTTAAAATTTGATATTGGAGAATTAGATGTTATTCAAACTCGTGAGGATGTTCGATATAATCCTAAAACAAAAGCAGCTATTCTTAATAAGATAGATTTGTTAAAGGAAGAATTTGAAACTCGCTGGAATAGTATTCAATTAGAAACTGATGATTTACAGGTTTATCTAAAAAATAAAGATAAGATTCCTGCTATTGAATTAGATTCTCAAAATACATTACTATTAGAACAGCTATTTCCGCCAAAGTATTTAAAAGCATGGAAATTTATACCATTTGACAAAATTAATTTTAAGTGTCCAATTCTAGAAAATCTATTCTTTGAGTATAATGTATCTTATAGAATGACTTCTCAAAGACTAGTTCCTAATAGTTTTGGAATGGGCTTTGGTAAATTTCTATTTGAAGGTACTTATACTTTTTATCGTATAAAAGAAAATACTACTCCACTAGTAACTAAGTATATTGTTCAAGAACTAGAAGGAAGTAGAGACTGTTATTTAATTAGAAAAACTAAGCACATTTCTTTGTATGCGTACAAAAAGTTTTTAAAACTAGATGACTATCCTAAATCTGAATGGAGAACTATTATTACCACTTATCAAAAGGAAATTCAAAGACTTTTGATTAAAGTTAGTAAGTCTTATGATAAAGTCGTGGTTCCAAAAGAGTGGGGTGCAAAAGATAAAAATAGAGTAGCTATAGATAGAACGCTGTACAATGTAAATGTTCAACAATTACATCATGGTTATAATCTTTATTATACTCAATTGTCTTACAAATGGAATAAAGCTACAGTTTTACATAGTAAAAAACAATATTTAATAGATTCCGTTACAAATAAAGAATCTTTAAATGATGTGACTACTTTGTATTATGCTGCTTTACAATACCGTTTTAAATTAGGAAAACTTCAAAGAAATCCTATTGAACGTGGCGGTCAAATTATGGCTGCTACAGTTGCACCAACTAACTTAAAGCATTTTGAAAATATGAAAAATGTAACTACGGTAGAATCTTTCTTGAATAAGAAAAATCTAATTTTTAGACAAACAATGACTGCTATTAGATTATCTAAAAATGCTAAATTAATGCAACTTCTTAGAACTTCTCGTGACTTGTCTAATATTTGGGAAAATGTTTATTCACCTATAGCAAAAGAATTAATATTCTTGACTAAATATGTAGGAATGGCCTCAGATATTAATAAGAATAGCAAATTTGTAGAATCTTGTTATAGTATAGCAGAAGAGCATAATTCGTGGGAATTTGATGTACTAAATAGAGCTGAAAATCTTCTTAAGTATTTTGAAGGATTAGATTTAATATTGTATTTAAATAATTTAAGTGTTACTCCTGTGGAGCATATTGTACACTATATTCGAAATTACAATAAGTCTAATCGTGTTTCTTTGAGAAAGAAGTTAAATCCTAACTATTATGTAAACTTTAATGCTCTGGAAGTAGAAGCTTTAGCTTCTTTTAAAGATGGTTCAATGGAAAAAATTACTAGTAATTATGTTAAATTATTGTCTAACTAAAAAAATTAAATTATGATAAAAGCAATGCGTGTAGATAAAACAGTTATCTGTTTTATTGGCTCAAAAATGTATCGAAAAGAATGTAGTTCTGATGAAGAATTATTATTAGTTTTCGAGACTATTTCTAATACTAATGAAAACGATGCTGATGAAGTAAAAGCTCTATTGGAGTTGATGGCGGATACAGCAGTTTTACGCCAACAAGAAAAGCAACAGGAAGAAATTGCTAAAGTTGAATTAGAAATAGCAGAACAACAATCTTTATTAGATTGGATGGAATCTATTAAAACTTTGGGAGACGATCACTTCGAGGTAGTGGGAATTCGCCTTTACATGAAGAATATCAACATTACTATTCCTGAATTTTTGGCAAGAGAATTTGCACTTCGTAGAGAAAACAAAGAAGATTTATCAGCAATGATGAATTTTTGGAGACTATGTGCACTAAACTCTGATCCAAGATGTCGTGAGGATTTGTATAAATTCTTAATTAATAACAAATTGAGTTTAACTCCTTCTGGTTATTTTGTTGCTTACAGAAATGTAAATATAAAAAATGAAGGAAATAGAGTAGTAAATGAGTTTGTTTCTGCGCAATGGTCTAAAGTCAAAGCTCAAAAGAAATCTCCTAAAAACTATATTGTAGCTAAAGATTTTGAAATAGACGGATTTGTTTGTATTACTGCAGATAAATGGGAAACTGTTGAAGACACTATTTATGAAGTAGAACATGGAGAAGTAGACGATGATGATGATTATCAAGAGGCTTATATAGAAGAATATACTAAATATTCTTATGTAGGTAATCTTCAAGAATTGTATCAAGAGTTGACTAAAGATAACGAAGAAACTCAAACTGTTTATACTGATGGGTATACAGGTAGAATGCGTATTGTTATTGGAGAACCTGTAAGTATTCCAAGAAGCCAATGTAATGCTAATCCTGATGAAACTTGTTCAAGAGGTTTGCATGCTGCTAATAGTAGTTGGTTAACTAGCGGATATTTTGGCTCTGTAGGTTTAGCTGTTTTGGTAAATCCAATGAATGTTGTAGCAGTTCCTTATACGGATGGAGGTAAACTTCGTTGTTGTGAGTATCTTCCAATTTGTACTATTGAGTATGATGAAAATGGAAAAGTAATTCCTATTGACACTGCTACATTTGAACATGATTATGCTGAGTATACTCAAGCAGAATTAGAAAAAATGCTTTCTACAGTAGAATTGGAAGAACTAAAAGCTCACGATATTATTCCAAAAGAAATCAGTTTAACAGCTTTAAAAGGAATTATCACAGGCCTGGGAGATACTTTATCAGAAATGACTGAAGTTATTAAAAATCGTAAAGTAACCGTGTAAATATGGCAAATACAGAGCTTAAATTAGAGTTTCCTGAATTTATTACCCATATTCCTAAAAACAAAAAAGAGTGGATAAAAATTGGTTACAATAAAATTCATGCATCTGTGCACTATACTACTAGAGCTGCTTTAGTAGCAGCTATGCATGGGTATATTGAAAAACATATTCCTGAAAATTTAACTATAGAGGGACCTGTTGAAACCAAGTTAACCGTATTTGCTCCTATAAATTTTGGAATAATGAAAATGGTAGTAGACAAAAAAACAGGAAAAAGAAAGGTGAGCTGGAATCTAGCGCCCCCTAATTACAAACCTAACTGGGATATTGGTAATCTAGCTTTAATTTGGCTTAAGTGTTTAGACGATGTACTAATTAAGAAAGGTATTTTACCTGACGATACTGTAGAGCATCTTCAAAGAACTACTTATGAGTTTATTCCTATTACAAATTTTAAAGATAGAAAATTGGTTTACAGTTTAAAAACAATTAAAAGAAGAAGAAATGGATTATAAATCATTACCTGGTACTAATCAAAGTATCCTAAAAAAGATTTTAGATCATCCTAAGGATTATCTAAAAGCAAAAGCACGTCAAGAAAGTCCAGAAGAATCTACAGAAGAACATTTTGTATTTGGCAGTATGGTAGATATGATGTTGCTATCTTCTAGAGTTGAATTTGATACTAAATTTGAAAGAATTCCTGATGATGTAAAATGTAGTGATACTATAAAAGCAATTGTTAATGGTATTTATAGTGAATTATCAGACAGTAATGTACCAGTAACAGATGCTGGTTTACGACCTATTATACTAAAGTATTGTAACGAGTTTGGTTATCAAGGTAATTGGAAAGACGATACTAGAGTTGATAAAATTATCAAAGATGGTAGTGAATATTATGATATTCTAGTTCGTGGAGTAAATAAAACCTTAGTTACAGAAACTGAATATGCTAACGCAGTAAATTGTCTTATGGCCTTAAAATTTGATGCATTTACAAGACAGTATGTAGATAAGAAGTTTGAAAAGAACAATGTCGAATTCTTAGATAGATTTATTATTCAATTTGTTCATAATGGCAGAACTATAAAAGGCGAGTTAGATAGAGTTGTTATTAATCACACTAAAAAAACTATTACACCTGTAGATTTTAAAACTACAGGGAAAACTGTTAAAGGATTCAAGTATGATTTCTGGAAATATCGTTATGATTTTCAAGCTGCTGTATATAAGTTAGGCTTGTTAGCTCATCCTGATATTATTGAACTATTGAATAAGGAATATTCTTTGGAAAACTTTGTTTATTGTGTAGTAGAAAAGAATTTGGTTTATAATCCTATGAATTTTGTGGTTCCTTCTGCTGTTGATAACATCGGTTTACATGGTGGATTTCTAAGCAATGGCCAAGAAGTAGAAGGTTTCTTTGCTGCATGTGCTAGATTAGACTTTGCTGAGAATAATGATGCTTGGGAATATCCAATGGAGTATTATCAACTAGAGGGCGCAACTTATTTAGAAGTTTAATTATGGTAAAATACAACAAAACTGCTACATTTTTATTTCCTTTATTGGAAATACCTAAAAAGTTATTTACTTGTGATGTAAGATTTCCTTGGGGTAGATTAAGATTTGACCAAAGATTTCTTAATGCATTTATGACTGATGCAGGTATTTCTAAATATAAAGAAAATCACATTTTTGTGGTTTGTAGAAATTTTAGAGATGTACATTTTGATGGATTTTACAACACTTTGCAAAGTTTCCCTAATTATGTAGATGATTATGAAAAAAATGGTCTATTAATATTAGTCTATACTATTCCTGAACACAATATGGAGGATTATTTATTATTAGTAAATGGTAAATACTCTGAAATAACAGAAATTTCTAAACAACTTATTTTAGCTAATAATTTCTTTAGTGGTGCTCCTCACACAATACCTTTGATTCTATATAAAACTGAGATGCTTAAAAAGCATTGGGAAGATGTTTTAAGTAGTGAAGGTTCTGAGGTAGATTTAGGAAATCAAGAAGTATGGCCTATTATAGACCAATCTTGTCAAGTGTTGACTGATGAAATCACATGCAGTCTAACAGGAGAACAAAAATTAATGCCTACGGGGGAGTTTGATTAACTCCCCTTATGGGTTAAACTACAAATTATGGAAAAGACAATTAATCCCTTTACATGTAGGGAAGACCAAATTATCAAACAATGTTTAGATACTAACATTGGAAGACCGTTTGATGCAATTAAAAAAGCTTCTACTCTTTTGGGTAGAAGCTATAATTCTGTTTATTCTCGTTATTATGCAAAGAATAAATTTAAACCAGAAATCAAAGTAATTATGAGCCCTATACAAGAAATCTTTTTTAAAAGAGATATGTTATCAAAAAGAAAATTTGATGTGTGGATGGAGCTAAATCGTGAACGTTTATTAAAAGAAGAAGATGAGAGGGAAAGACTATTGGACAGCAGAAATGGGACAAGGATGGGCCCTAACATTGAAGGAAACATTAAAAAGTCCTTACATGGAAAAATTGATGACATTCCTCAGCCTGCAATACGCAATGGGCAATAATCATCCTCAAAATAAATCAGACATTTTTAAATGCTATCGTTTGACGCCATGGGAAAATTTAAGAGTAGTAATTATAGGTGATGAGCCTCATTTTTCTTCAGGTTATCATGCATTAGCTTATTCTGATGAATATGTGCATGCTTACCACAATGGATCTATTACTTCTATTGCAAATTGCATAGAAAGAGATTATTATGAAGGTCTTAATTTAGACTTTGATTATTCTCTAGAATCCTGGGCAAAACAAGGAGTACTAATGCTAAACAGAAGTATTACTGTGAAAGCTAATGCAATCCATTCTCATAGAAAACCGTGGAGTAAATTCTTCTTGGCTACTATTCAAGCAATAGTAGATTACAAACCAGGGACGATTTTTATGCTATGGGGAGAAGGTTATGATGATATAATTCCTATGTTGAACAATCAGCATATCTTTACTTGGGAACATCCTCATAAAGCTCTTTTAGAATATCGAGAATGGAATTGTCCTAATTTTAAACAAGTAGACACACTTTTAGAATATTTAAATGGAAGAGACAATATCATTAAGTGGTAATTTTAAAACCAAAAAAAATTTTACTAAAACAGAGCTGTTAAGTATTCGTAATGATGTTATCTTAGGCAATCCTAAATTATGGATATGTCATAAACACGGAATTACTGAAAATGTTTTTGATAAAATGTACGGAGAATTTTCAGAACTAATGGCTACTGTAACTGCAAAATACCCTAAATGTATTTTAGGAAGTAAACAAGAAGCTTATTGTTCAGAAGAAGAAATGCTTAAAGGTTTTCCTCAATATAAATGGAAAGATTTAAGTAGATTAGAAAAACAATTTTATTTTAATTATGGAAAAAAATTTAACAAAGTCCGTGCAGGAATTAGTAGAAGACTGGAGCCGCACCTTCGGACTGCCTATGAAAGAGGAGAAAGGATTTCCCTCGATGGAGAGAATCCAACTATCCCTAAAATTGATAGACGAAGAGTTAGAAGAAACTAAACAAGCTATCTTGTCCAGAGATTTTCAAGAAACTGAAGATGGATTAGGAGATCTTCTATGGGTTACTATTCGAGCAATGTTCGAAATGGGTATTAATCCACAAAAAACTATCGAGGCAATCTACGAAAGTAATATGTCAAAAGCAGATAATACTTTAGACGATGCTATATTAACATACAAGCATTACATGGAGCAAGGTATTAATACCTATTCCAAAGAAGTGCGAGGTAAGTTTATAACTTACCGTTTTTCTGACAATAAAGTATTAAAGTCTAGAAATTGGAAACCTCCTGTATTGTAAATATTTAAAACTTTATTATCTTTATAAAAAAATAAATAATGCAAAATTTAATACAAGATTATTTAAAGGGAGAAATGCTATCAGATCTTTCAAAAAAATATAATATCAATTATTCTACAGCCAAGCGAATATTAGTAAAACAAAAAATTAAATTAAGAACTAGAGCAGAAAGTTTAACTCTTCAAAGAAATTGTTCTTGTTTTAAATCTATAGATTCTGAAGAAAAAGCTTATTGGTTAGGATTTATTGCAGCAGATGGTTCTATTGATTTAAATAAAAATAAACTACAGATTACTTTAAAATCTGATGATTTAGAACATTTAATAAAATTTCAAAAATTTGTTAATACTAAAATTTCTCCTAAAATCTATTCTATAAAACATAATAATATTTCTTATAATATATGCAGTATTCACGTTATATCTAAAGAATTAGTACAAGATTTAACTTTACATAATATAGTGCCTAATAAGTCTTTAATTTATTCTCCTAATTTAAATTTAATTCCCAAGGAGTTGGAAAAACATTTTTGGCGAGGATATATAGATGGAGATGGTTATATTGGAGTTATTCATGAAAATAGACCTAGTTTTTCTATTGTAGGTACGCAAGAAACTTTAACTCAGTTTCTAGAATTTACAGGATTGAATAAAAAATTGTATCAAAGAAATACTACTACTAATACTTTTCAAGTAAATTTTGTTTATAGAAAAGCTTTATTTATTTTGGAGTTGCTGTATAAAACTTCTTCTGTTTATTTAGATAGAAAATATTATAAAGCTAAAAAACTTTCTATAGAGTATAGAAAAATTATTAACATTAAAACTAATTTAAAATGATTATCTCAATATCAGGTCGTATGGGATCTGGAAAAGACACTGTAGGAAGTATTATTCAGTATTTAACAATGATGTCAATTAACAAAGAATGTAAAATTGATTATACAGAATGGTGTACACCAAGAGGAAAAGCTACTGAATTTTTAGGAAAAGATTATTGGCAAATCAAAAAATTTGCAGAAAAGTTAAAATCTATTGCATCACTACTTACAGGTATTCCTATAGAGATGTTTGAAGATCAAGAGTTTAAGAAAACTTTTTTACCTCTTGAATGGGGCTATTTAAAAGATTCTACTACGTATCAATTAATGACTGTGAGAGAGCTTCTTCAAAAATTAGGAACTGAAGCTATGAGAAACGGTTTGCATGAAAACGTATGGGTTAATTCTCTTATGGCCGACTATAAGCCTGATACGTATACAAGAGTAAATGTTACTTATATTGCATCTAACCTACCTAACTGGATTATAACTGATACTAGATTTCCTAATGAGTTAGATGCTGTTAAAGGTAAAGAAGGTGTTACTATTAAAGTAAAAAGAAATTGGGGTAGTACAGAAAATCTATTTAGTACTCATCCTAGTGAAACAGCTCTTGATGATGCAACATTTGATTATGAAATTGTTAATGATGGAACTATCGAAGAATTGATAGAGAAAGTAAGAGCAATTTTAATTGAATTAAGTATTATCTAATGAGTAATGAGGAAATATTACAAGCAGTTGATGATGTTTCTCATAATTTACATTGGAGAGATATAGAACGTTTATGTAGGTTTTACAATTGGAAAGTAGTAAATACTAGAAGAGGATATAAAGTCTACATAAACAGTTCTGTATGGTGTTTGCATTTAGAACATCGTACATCTAATCAACTTAAACATGGTATAATAAGGAATTTCAGGAAAGTTTTAAAAAAAGAAAACATATTATGAGAATTGGTCAAAAAATTGTTTGTATAGATGATTCTATTAAACCTGGTAAAGAAGCTTTTGTAAGGAATGTTTATAAGCAATGGATTAAAGAAAGAGAAATTTATACTATAAGGGATATTATCGACAATGATAATATAGTAACAGGAATTCTTTTAAAAGAAGTAGTCAATATGCCTATCTATATTCATCTTATAGATGATATTCAAGAACCTGCTTTTAGAATGGAAAGGTTTAAAGAATTAGATGAGTTTGAAGAAGAGGAAGAAGAACAAGAATTAGAATCAGTAAAAATTATTTTAGTAGATTATGGAACAGAAGAGAATGCCCAGCCAAGATACAATTAGTTACATCACATTACTTTCTGCTCTACAAGTAGTTCAGAATTGTCAATTAGATTTAAAAGGTACTAACAAGTATAGAGCTCGAGAGGCAGAGGCTGTTCGTAAAGCAGTAGCTGTATTAAAATCTACAATGGCTCAAGATAAGAAAAACATTTGGACCGTAGATGAGATGACTTCTGCAAATTTGATGATTACTATTGAAAAAGTTGCAGAGTTAATTGCTAAGAATGACGGGGTGGGTCTCCACACTATTATCTATTTATTGGATAGTGGGGTAGATTTAAATCGTTGTGTTGTTCAAGAACTTTCTGATGAAGAAATAGAAGAATTTAAAAAAGACCAGCCTTAACAAGCTGGTCTTAAAAAAATTTGGCGTCTGCCTTAATTAAAGCCGTTATCTGTCTCTTCGTCTTGAGATAATTCATCTACTGCTGCAGGAATTGGGTCATAACCATCAGATGATAATCCATGGGGAATTGCCCAATTTTTAAGTGTTCCTAAAAGTCCTACATTAGCTTTTTGTCTTGGAGACATAAGTTCATAGACTTTTGAATCTACCATTTCCTTGATGAATTTATTTTTCATTTCAGGATACTGCATTTCGTATAAGTTACGAATAGGTAATTTTTTAAACCACCATTTTGCAGCATGTGAATCTCCTTCATACATACCACCTTCGTATACTTCTGTAACATTAAAGGCTTCTCCCATATCAAGTAAATCCTTAATCATTCTAGCTCCTACAACAGGCTCATCAATCATTTGTACAAGTTCTGCAGGAGACCAGGCAGCACCTTGTTCTAATAGTAATCTATTTAATTGATAAGCAGTGTATTGCATAGTCCAATCTTCATCATCTGAGCCGTCTGCTGCAATGTTGGCCATAGCTGCTAATACTGATACAATGTTCAAATAAAGTAAGTCTAAAGCTGTTTTTTGAACTCCTCTTTTTCGTGCAGGACTTAAATTTTTCCAACTAGCCATTGCTCCTTGAAGACCTGTTTTATCTACTAAAAGAGCTCCTGCTACATCATTCCACAAGAAACTTCCAGTAGCACGGTATGTACCAATTTCTTCTTCTTCAGTGATTCTATTTATCTTTTCTCTAGTAAAACGAGTATCTATCATTCCAATAAACCATCCTCTATGCATTAATAAGTAATCTCCAAAAATTGTTCTTGATAGAGCTCCTTTATCTGTAGCAGAAAGAGTACCGTCGATTAAGTGTGTCAAATGGTCAACTTTACCATTTACAGAATTTAATACTCCATCAGTAACATATTGCTCAAATTCAGGTTTAATTTGAAGTTTACCATTAACCACTTCGTAAGCATTATAAAGGCTGTCTTTTCTCATACCTTTCCATTGCTCTTTTACTGATTTCTGATGTTTTGAATCATTAGCAACATTACCTTCTTTTGCTGTGATTTCATAGAATTTAGCACGAGTGATAAATTTGCCTTTGTACAATCTATGATTATCATACATTGCCAAAGTGGTTCTTCCTTTTAAACCATAATCTCCAGTTGCATAAGTAGAATACAAGATATCTTTATTTAGCAACATTCTACTTGCTCTATTTGAAGTAGTATTATAAAGCATTTTTTCTAAAGATGCAATTTGATTTTCTTGAAAAATCAAGTGCATTTTATTAGTTTGTCTTGCTCTACCTGCTTCTGAAACTACTTGAGGAATATTAGACATAAATTCCATACGTGCCCAGTTTTTACTATCATGAGTAGTATATAAACCTACGTGGTCGTCAATGATAGCATCTCCTGAACCTTTTAAGAAACCTGAGATAGCAGTAGTGATTCCAAAAGCTAAGTTATTGTCTTTGATAAAGTTGCTGAATAGTTTAGATGCTTTTGCCCAAGAAAATTGTTTACCTGCTATACCTGTAGCTTTTGTCCATTTATTTTCTGGAATTGGTTTAGTAGCTAATGCAGATTTACTTTGAATACCAAATACATGTGTATCCATTAAAGTTTCTAAAGCTTTATACTCATTAGCCCCTTCACTACCTTTTTTACGTACATTACCTTTAATATAATTTTTCTGAGCCATAGCAATATTAATGACTCCTAAATCACCTGAGATTTTATTCATCTCTTGGTAATTTTCTGCCATTTCCGAGAATAGAGTAAATGTTCTAGCTAAATCATAAGATAAATCCTTACTACTTTTTAATGGCTTAATAAAGAATATTGGAACCATTTTATTATTTAAAACACTTACTTGTCCAAATTGTGTATCATCTGGGTCTAAGAACATAGAATCTCTAACTAGATTTCCAATTTTAGACATAAATCCTTCTTGCTTGCTACTTAAACGGTCTACTGTAGATTTTAAAATAGATGGGAGCATGTAAACAGTGCTTTCTTTTCTATAATGAATAGGAAGTTTTTTTACAGCCTCTGTTTTTTTAGCTACTAATAAATCGTAGTAAGCTTTTGTGGCAGGGTTACTAGTAATTTTTTTAAAATCAGTGTTTTTGTAGCTTTCATTAGGAACTTTGATTTTAAACGATGATACTTTACCTGAAGCGTCTTCCTCTGTAACAGTTTTTTCTACACTATTATCCTTAAAAAAAGAGCTCCACATTTCACTATAAATTTTTCTATCTTCTTTGCTTAAATAAGCAGAATTAATATCCGCGTAGTTATCAAATTGTAATTTCTCTGCAATTTCTTTTTTAGTTTCTGCCAGCTTTTGATAATATCTATTCCAATAGTATTCTCTAGCTAAATAATTTGTAGGCTTATCGTCTGCATCGTACTCTATTAAATCTTCAATCTTACCTCCTGCTTTTAGCATAGCTTCTTGAGCTGCTAATAAATCATTGGCAGTGCCTACAGTAAAGCGTTTTACTCTAGCAATACTATCAAAAATAATACGAGTAGCGGACTGAATTAATTTAGAATCTGAATACTTAAAATTACCTACTTGAAGACGATACGCACTCATATCTTCTTTAGTATCATCAAATGCTTTTTCTTCATCAAAATTTGGGTCTATTTTGTTCCCAAATTGGTCAGTATTAGCTTCTACTAATACTCTAACTCCTTCAATTTTTGCTAGTGCATTAACTTTTGGAAGAATTAAAGGAATTAAATTTGTAGCATTATGAATAGCAGATATTAATTCATTTCTTTCTTCTCTAGGAATTCCCCATTCATGGATGTTTACTAAAAAAGTACGAAATAAATTAGAGTACATATCTACAAAATTTTGAGACATACTTACTACTCCTGTATTAGCTTTTTGATTCTTTACTGCCTTATCTAAAATATTATAAATAGAAGCTAATTCTTCTTGAGCAAGTTTAACAAAACTATTAATAGCTATATCATACTCTCCCATAGTAATTTTAGCGTCTAGTAATTTAATTTCATATTCAATTTTAGATATAGTATCTTGGCTTTTAGCTCCTTTTTTGAGCATAGCCATACGTTCAATCAATTGATCACGGGCTTCTTTTAAAAAGGTTTCTTTTTGAGTAAGTAATTTATTCTTTTTTGCTTCATCAATTTCTTCTATTTCTTCCTCTGGTTCTGCTTGTTCTGCTTCTTCACTCAGCTGATATAAAATTTCTGCTTCTTGTTTTTGCTGCGCAATTCTTGCGTTAGTCTTTTCTATTCTTTCATTGTTCAGAATAGAAGTAGCAATTGGATTAATAGTATTCTGTAAGTCAATTCTAGCTTTAGCGTTTTTGCTAAAAATACCTTTTACCCAATTAATGAATTTAGTTTTGATAGCATTTACATAAGCAGCAATTCCTTTACTAGCATTATTGGCAGTTTCACTATTTTGGAATTGATTAACAATTTCTTTAGCTAAAACTTTACCTAATGCTTCTTCACGAAATTCTTCATCTGTAGTATAGACATCTTTGTATTCTTCTAGAACTTCTCCATACTCGCTTGTCAAATGAATATTTTGTATAGCTCGAAGTACAGAAATATCTCCTCTATCTTTTAAAATTCTAATAGCAAAGTGAGCTACCTCTTCAGGTAAAGTGTCGATATTTCTACCGTCAGCTAAACCTATAAGTTGATTCATGAAATCTACTACTCCTAAAATGTTATTTTCGTAGCGTCCTTCAAAGCGCACCATCAAATCTTCAACAGCTTCAATAGCAATATCATTATTTTTTGCCCAAACTCTAAGTTTGTCTTCTAGTTCTTTAACAGGAGCTTTAGTCTCTTGTGTAGTATTTTGCTGAGCTAAACTAGTTCCTGCTGGTACAATGTAATAACTTCCATTGGCAGCTTTTTTAAAACTTAAAGTCCCTGCACCGTTTACTTTATTGAAATCTCCTACTAATTGTAAAGCTTCTCCATATTTCATTGGATTAATGAAGCCTTCTTTATTAGCATTTACTTTTTTAAGAATTCTTGCTTTAGCTTGAATTGCAGTTTCTTTTTGGTATAAAATAGTAGCTCGATCTCTTAGAGGAATAATTTCTACTTCATTCCAAGTATTACCATTTTCGTCTGTAACTTGTTTTACACTGTTTTTACCAAATTGTTTATTAAGAACATTAGTTACTACATTTTCGTAAAAGTTGTAAATAGGTTTAAGAGCACCAAATCCTTCTGGTCCTTCAACTCTTTCAAGTTCTTGTTTAAGTTGGTTTATTTCATTATTATTTTTTTCTTTTTGTTCAGATAAATGTCTGTTATATGCATCAAGCAATACATTAGTAGCAGTAACAGGCTTAGTTTCATTTGTATCTAAATATGTAGCAATAAAATTATAATTACCATTTTCATTTTTTAAATAATCAACTTGGACTTTTCTATTTCTTTGAGATGTGAATTTAAAACTTATTCTAGGAACTTGATTAGCATCTGTTACTGGCTTATTAAAATGATTATTTTCTTCTAATTCTTTAATTCTATCTTCTTTCTCTTTTTTAAATTCTTCTAAAGTAGTATGTCCTTCAACTTTACTAGCTGTATTACCACTAGGGAATAACACTTTCTCATAGCCTTTTTTAGCAGAGTCTTGAATAATTGATTTAACAAAGAATGTTACCCAGTTAGAATCTTTATTTAGAAGTTGTAAAAAATCATTTTTTGATACTGGGTTTTTACCTATTTTATTTTTATAAGCAGTTATGAAAGTATCTCTATCTAAATATTGAGAAGTTCCAATAGTTAGATTTTTTATATTTATTGTTTGAGATCCTTCTAATATATCAGTTACTTCAATTAAGCCTTTATCTGTTTCAAAAGTATCTCCTACTTTTAAATCATAAGATGTTAAATCAAAACGTTTTCTACCTTTTTGAAACAAATCAGATTGCATCTCTAGTATTCTACGAGTAGTAGGATTTTTAACAAAATCATAATTTTGACTACCGTAATTATACATCTCTAAAATTTCATTTTCATCGGTTTCAATTTCATCA